TAACTTGCAAAGTTTTGTGGCGGATTAAACTTGATCTGAAACAGACCAGCATCAATATTGAACCCTCTCCAACGCAAAAACATCTTGAATTCGTCATCTAATTTTTGCACGATCAAGGCTTGTAAACGCTCGCAATACTGATTGAATCTGTACTCTTGTATCAGTGCTGTGCCCACTTTGCCGTCGGTCATTGCACGATCTGAATCATCTGGACCTGTGGGCAAATAGCTGCTGGGCACACGCAGACCACGGGCCATTTTGTTGTTGAAGTATTTTAAATCGTCAATCTCGCCTAGATTCTGGCCACCAGGCAAGGTTTCCACTGAACTACCACGTCCGTCTTGTCCTTGAGGGAAGAAGTAATCTTCGCCCACACTCAATGGGTTGTAACTGGCATCCATCATGTTGTTTCCGCCACCTGTCACAGTGGGAATACGGCGCTGATGCATCTCATTTTTCACACGTTCCACAAACTGCATGGCCAAGTGTGACGGCATGTTACCTACGTCAATCTTGAAGATTCTACGCTCCGGAGCACGTTGCACACGATAGATCAGAATAGAATCTTCCAGCAACTGCTTTTGCTTGAACACCATGTAGATATTTTCTAATATGCTCTTGCCAAATGGCCAAAACGTATCTAGGCCTTCGTTCAAGCTCATATGCACCACGTGTTTGGCATCTAAACAAACTTCATTCATAGCAGTCATGAAGCGGCTGTTGCCCACACCGCCACCCATGCCACCATTGGGCATGGTGTAGTTGGCGTTGCCTGATATGCTGCCTGTCACAGGGTTGGTCATGTAGTCCGTGGTGGTCTTGGCGGCCACAGTCATGTTCTGGAAGTTGGGATTGATGTCGCGGATCACATACTGCTCGGGCCGCTTGCCTTCTGATTCGTTGACGATCACACGGGCCACTTTGCTCATGTCCACCCAGTACATCTCAAATGTTTCTGGATCACGCACAAACACTTGATCACCGTATTTGATGGTGTTGCGGAACAGTTTGAATATGCGCTGGTCCAGTTTGTTGAGCTTGACCCATTGCTTCATCTGTTTGCGGATGATTTCAATCTCGTGGTCTGTGGGTTTGTCTTGATAATCGATGTCAAATGGCGTGCCGTTTTGCTCGTTTAGCTGTGTGCTGAACTCTGCTATGATGTCCAAACACGCATTGATTTCTGAGTCCATGTCCATGTTTTCGTACTGATTGTAACGCTCAACACGGTTGGGATGGCCGGAATAAACCTCAGGTAATCTGCTGGCATAGTTACGAAACACAAAGTCGTTGGTGTTGCTGCCTGTGCCATCGTTCTTGCCGTAACCAGGCATGCCAAACTGGTTTGTACCAGAGATTGGGCTCATCACACCTGATGTATCTGCTATCTTGAAATACTTGCGCCAGCCGGGTTTGTTATCTGCCATAGTTGTTTATTTACCGTTAGTTCTGCGCATAAGACAGCATCTTGTCGTTGATGTCACCATTGCGCTGTGTGGCGCGGCTGATCTCATCCAGCTTCATCACACTCTGTTGCAGCAGGCCACTCATGCTATCTAATGCTCTGGTCAAGTCGTTCATGGGTGTGATGCTGGCTGGTCCAGTTATGAGTTCTGGACCTGCTTCGCCTGCTATACCAACTCTGCCTGCCCCTAACTGGCCACCTTCGGCAAACGCAGGAATCTGAGCATGTATGTGTCCACCTGTGGCACCGGCGCTGGGGTTATTGTATTCGTCAATGGCTAAACTGGCACCAGAATCTCGCAACCACTGAGTGATAGCACGTCCGGTTTCTATGCTGGGTTTTTCGCCCAGTGCAAAATCTAGGGCTAGTCCTTTGGTGTGCTGACTTGAAGGTGCTTTTTCGTTGTGGAACTTGTCGTTGAATGCTGTGAATCCTGCAAAGCCTGGCACACCCGATTGTATCTGTTTGGCCAGTTCAATCAAGCTAGGACTGATACCTGCTCCTTCGGCTTGGGTATCGGCGGATCTGATCATGAGACCCATCTGTGCTAGATCGCCTTGACCCATTTTGGTCAGCCCTTGACCACCGCCCATTCCTGCTATGCTGCGAGCAGCAGGTAACTGCAATCCACTGCCACCTGCGGCTCCTGCACCTCCACCACCACCGCCAGAACTTTCGTTCATCTGGTAGTTGATCAGCTCCATCTGCTTTTTCTCGTAGGTGGTCCTAAGTTCTATGTAGGTTTGATAGAACTTGCTGTAGTCTTTGGCACGTTTGGCATCCGTGTCTGTGATTTTTTCAATCTCTATGGTGTCAAGTGTGATCTCTTTCACAGCTTTTTCAATGCGATCGCTTTGTCGTAAGGCAGCACCTGTGGTACCCGTTAGTTTACCAAGTGGCACGATATCGCCTGCGATACTAGGCACAAATATTTCAGGACCTTCTTCGCCTACAAGGTAAGGGGAACCACGGCCTACTGGACCACCATCGGCACGAGCTTCTAAATCTTCGTATTTGCGTTCTTCTGAACCGGTTGCTCTAGCTTCTAGGTTTTTCCTATACATGCGTTGAAATCTCTTGAGCTGCATTTCATTGTTGCGCTGGGTCATCTCTGCATTGAGTTTTTGTTCTTCTTCAGCTGTGAGATTGCTGTAACCTTTGTTTGCAGCAGCTTCTAGATTTTGATTCATGTTTGTCTGTGCAGGAGCCACTTCAGTGACCTTGGGTTCGCTGGTAAGGAACCAAGAGAGTTTTTTAACTATGTTTGTGACTATGACGTAGAGTTTTTCAAAACCTGTTATCAATAAATCGTTGGTGTCCGAAAGCACTTTACCGCTGCTAATGTAAGTCTCCATGCCTTGGTTTGTCAGCTTCTGTAATCTAAGCGCCTGATTACGGGCTTCGTTTTCAAGTTTGGCCATGTCTTCGGTGGTTTTATCTGCCAGCTGATCTTTTTGTTCTTTTTCAGCTGCTTTCGTAGCAGCAACTAAATCATCCATGGAAATCTGGCCAGCTTTTACTCGTTCGTAATAGTTTCCCATTCCGCTGGCAGCGTAGTTCATCATCTGTGCCTGGCCTCTAAACTGCTTGGCATTCTCACCTAAGGCATTAAACAGTCCTTGCATGGCTGCTGCGGTTTGTTCTGTGGTCTTAATTTGGCCGCTGCGGAACATTGCCGCTACTTCTAAGTTTTTACCATTGGACGCTAAAGTTGACGCTGTTGCAGCATCACTAGCTCCTGCAAATCCCGAAAGGCTATCTTGAAACTGTTTTAGAGTTTCTGGACCAGCTTTGGCAGCCATAGCTGCTGCATTTTGTACTTGTTTGGCTGCTGCGTCTCCTTGGGTCTCACGTATCTCTTGCAGTGTTGCATTGAAGGCCTCGTTACGCAGGCTTTCCTCTATGACTTTTTCTTGTTCTTTTCTGTTTAATCCAGTAATGCGAGTGAGTTCGTCTGTTTCTTTGATGTAGCGCATGACCGCAGTGCTGCTGGTGTCCATCTGACTCTTGGTTCCCATAGTCAGCATGCGTTGCTGTTTGATGTAAGCCATGGTAGCTTCGGCTTGTGCAGTCCTATCTAATCCAAGCTGCTCCATCTGGACACGTTGTCCGTCGGACAACGATTCCATGGTATCTTCAAAGGTCTTACGTCCTTGAAGCACAGTACCACTGAATGTAGCCAGATCTTTAGAGTTTTCGTTTACTAGTTTTAGATACTCACCAAACTTTTCAGTGCCTAATCCTACTTTTTGCAGGCTATTAAACACATCTTGCATACCACCTTTACCGGCAGCACCAGCTTGTGCAAGACCTTGGAATCCTTTGTATATCTCATCTGTTTGTTCAGCAACGATCTTACCGGCTTCCAAAAACTTACCAGCTAACAATCCTATTCCAGCGATAAGTCCTTTGACCAGAGGGCCACCTGGAACTAATAATGCTAGGAATGCACCAGCATATTTGGCTGATTTTCCTAACTCTCCAAGAGCAGCAGCATTGGCTTTGTTGGCGCTTCCGCCTTCATAGAGAACTTTGTTGTAACTCACAAACGCATCGGCTAAACTGCCCATAGCCGACGTAGCGGTGTTCATCTTCGTGTTGAAATTGGTGATGCCCGTTTTAGCGTCAGCCAGCTTGTTAGCTGTTTCTGCGCTTAATTTGCCAAACATCTGCAACTCGTATGCAGCTTGTTGGATTATCTGGGCATTATCTTCTGCTGTGGCCATGTGTTGACACCTATAAGTAGAAGTATATTTATAGGTGACCAATGACCCAATCCGCTAACCCACTCCGCGCTTTTTTCCGTCAACCAGCTATCTACATACGCTTACCCAGCGATGGACAGTTTTGGCCCGACGGCAGCTTAGAAATACCACCAAACAAAGAAATCCCTGTGCTGCCCATGACAGCTATTGACGAAATCACTTATCGCACACCTGACGCACTGTTCAACGGCGCGGCCACAGTGAACGTGATCCAGAGCTGCATACCCAGCATCAAGAACGCTTGGGTCATGCCCCAGATTGACCTTAACACTGTGCTCACTGCTATACGTATTGCCAGCTATGGCAAAAAAATGGAGCTCAACAGCACTTGCCCAGAATGCTCTGCAGAGAATGACTTTGAACTGGATCTCCAGGATGTGATGAGTCAACTAGCTAGTCCGGATTTCAGTAGCACTGTCAAACATGGTGATCTAGAGATCTTCTTTCGTCCTATGAACTATCAACATCAAACTGATATCAACTTGCTACAGTTTGAACAGCAACGCATCTTGCAACAACTGCCCGCGGCAGAAATGAGCGAGGAAGAAAAAAACAAGATGCTTAATGCTGCTATCCAAGAGATCACTTTGATCACTGTCAAAGCTATCATGAACAGCATCGGTGGTATCAAGACTCCCGCAGCATTCGTCAGTGAACCTGAACACATTGGAGATTTCTTACGCAACTGTGATCGCCAACTGTACGCCCAGATCAGAGACAAAGCCATCGAACTACGCGGAGCTGACGAGTTTAAACCAGCCAACGTTGAATGTCCCGATTGCCATCACAGGTACGAACAAAAGTTCAGTTTGGATTCAGCTAGTTTTTTCGCCAACGCCTCCTGATCTCAGACTCTGAAAAAATAGCCTCGATCATGGAGGATATGGAAAAGGAGGCAGACTTGATCCGCGCAGAAGGTCTCAAACTAGCTTGGCACATGCGAGGTGGTGCAAACTATGATCAAGTCATGCTGATGAGCAACAAACAGCGATTGCTGATCGCTGAACTGGCCAAAGAACATCTTGAGACCACTAAGAAAAGCAACTTACCTTTCTTCTAATGGATATAGCGACTGTACGTCAGGACATAGAAACCTGGATCACCAACTTTGTGGAAGTACCACATCCCAGTCTAGGTGGATGGCCTCCTTGCCCTTACGCACGGGCAGCACGACTGAATCGTACCTACGAAGTGTTATTGGGTGCGGATCCTTACTACGATCTCAAGAACCGCGCACGCTGGGGCATGGGCAACAAAGAAGTCATCATCTATGCCTACGATCCTGCACAGTGGAGCTATACGCATTTCAATCAAAGCATAGAATCAGCCAATCAGGAATACTTAAATCATCGTGGACTGATTGCCTTGGAAGATCATCCAGCAGATGCTGAGATAGTAAACGGCGTGTGCATGAATCAGGGCACTTATGCTCTGGCATTGGTACAGAGCGCACCAGATCTCGATACTCGAGCACAGCAGATGGCTCAGCAAGGTTTCTACCATGCTTGGCCTGAAGACTACCTACAACGCCTGTTCCACGGAAGAAAGGATCCCAGATGAGCTATCAGTTTGCTCGTATAGATCTCAGCAAAACCAACTACGCACCCACAGTGGAGTGGCGCTACATCACCAGCAGGGAGCCAGACATGTTGGCCAAGTTAGACAACATCTATCGCACCTACTGCATCTACAAACACTTTGTGAGCGTGATGCCCATGTTCCATAGCCGCTACTGCGATCCTATGGCTGACTTGATTGGTTACTATGATCAGGATCGGTTAGTGGCATGGAGCTTGATACGCAGGTTTGATCTACACAATGCGCAGTGCGATCAGTTTGCTTGGACTTATCATAAGCCACGTTTGCGATTGGGCATTGAAACTTTAAAAACCGAGTGTGCTATCTACAAACAGCGTGGCTATCAATACCTGTATCTGGAGCAAGCACACTTATACAAATCCGAGATAGATGGATTTGAAATCTTAGGACCACTGGAGTAATCATGGATTTATATACCATATGGGCAGACAAAGAAGGCGATATCTCAGACCTTGATTGGGTCAACGGAATGAAAAGTTTCTTTGATCATTTGATCTCCGAAGGCAAGATGGAGAGCTATCGTATCACCCGCTGCAAGATGGGATTCAGATCAATCGCAGACATGCCTGAATGGATGATCATCATGGAGTTCACTGGTATGGCCCAGATGGATTCAGCATTCAAACGTGTGGCGCCACTCAAAGGCGAGCTTGAGGACAAACATAAGAGTTTCAATCAGTTTGTGTCAGGTAACATCCAGCACGCCCTGTTTCGGGACTGGCCTGACACTAACTTAGACTAGCGGATCCCTATGACCATGTAGCGATGGTACTCAGTTTCAGGATCTTCTAGTGTTAACTGACTTTGGAAAAGCACTTGTTGCATGGGATAATCACGCACAAAGTTATCTAGTGTGTCCCAACTATGTGCTGACTCTGCTGCATCACGGCCTTGCAATACCACTATGGTACCAGACGGTATGTTATCAAACCAATCGCGTTCTGCCATGTCATTAATACTGGTATTAATGACCACACTGGGTTGCTCTATTTGGTCGTAATCAACTTGATTGGCATCAGATGCTTGATGACGAACTATGTTTTGGAATCCCATACGCTTGGATAGTTTTTTACTGGCAGCGATCCATTTGGGATCTTGATCCACATTGATTATAACATCTGTGGGAAAATCTTCAGCCGCAAGTATCATACTCACTGTGCCAGTCCAGCTGCCTAACACATACACTGTGTTTACATGATCAATATCTAGTTTGGCAAGAACATCAGAAAGTTTTTTCCAAAGCCAAAGTTTGCTGATCAGCAAGTCCTTAGTGAAACTGCCTTCAACAGTTAACGGACTTGTTTCTGTGATTTGTGTTATACGCATCAAGTATTTAACACATCTATCTAAGAGACTTGCGTTGCAAGTCTATTGATTTCACTTCGTTCATCAATGTTGTTTCTCTTAAGCATCATCCAGATTAACTGGTCATAATTCACCGTATGCACGGTGAATTGAAAGAGCTTCATCCGAGTAGCCCAGTCATCTATTCTAATGGGATTGTCTTGCGACACGGAGGCGGTTGATCGGTACCCCCTACCCAAGCTTCACATATCAACGGAACCCTAGTGATCCGGAATAGACCCAAATCCTATAAGCCAAGGTTGTATCTGTTTCACAGAGCCTTGATCCTTTGTTGCCTGAAGTTAGCAATTGCCTTTGACGCCCAAGATTTTCCGGACCGGGTATCTCACCGTTCCTCAATGGGACCAGTCCACGACTGGCACAGAGTCTGATGCTGCCTATCTAGATTTTGTTTAAGATGTGTGAGCCATGTACACGAACCTGTATATGGCCATTGTAATAATCAGTTGATTCTAATACTCGTCTGCTGAATTGTTCTCTAGCTTCGATATATGAACAAGTTGCCTTTGATGTGCAATAGTAGAGTATTTCTCTGGAGAAGTTTTGGTTGCCTAGTTTAGTAATGTCTGCGGTTAATTCTGGGCTTGACCCATAGTACTCGCGCCAATCTGAATCTACCTTGGTGCGAATCTTCTTCCGCCGCTTTTTGCCGTTTTTCTGTTTGACTACTTTGTATGTTGTCCGGGAAAATTTTGCCAGCTTTTTGCCTATGTACTTGCGTCCAGTGAGATTATTTGTGATGAGATAGACAAAGCCAATACAATCTTCGGGCAAAACTTCCACCAGTTGAGTTTGATATAGCCAAGTCATCCACGTTAGTTATCATCTTGCTGCCTGAAATCAAAATTATGCTAAATCTACGTCTGTGTTGTAACTTGTAAAACCGTTTTCCTTGATCACTTTGAGTATGTTTTCTACTCGCCCTGCCAGCTCGTCCCTGTGGCTCACTAGCCAAATACTCTTATGGCGCTCCCTACTCATGCGTTTCAGCAAGGCTAATGCGTTTTCCACGCCCTGCGTATCCAAACCGTTGTCAATCATCTCGTCAATGAACAGCAAGTTGATTGGGGAATACAAACTTTCCCAAACGTCTCGAAACGCCCAGCTCATGCTCAAGATCAATCTGTTGCGCTCACCACGACTCAAGTTATCAAAGTCTAGCTCACGTCCTAGCTCTTCAATCATCACAGTGAGATCATTCTGGAACTTCACTGTGTGTGGCAAGCCGATGCGATCCAGGTAGTGCGTGAGGCGCTGATTGAGATAGCTGAGATTCTGATCAATAATCTTCTTGCGTATGAAACTGTCCTTACTGGTCAGCAGTTTGAGCAAGAACTCTTGATGCTCTTGCAACCTAGTTAGATCATTCAAAGTATCGTACGTTACCATTTGCAAGGCCTGTCCCTGCATCTCTGTGATCTGTTCACCGTAAGGATCAGTTTCAGCTTGTTTGGCAGTGATCTGTGTTTGTAGCGAGGCCAATGTGCTGCGATGATCGATAGCGTCGTCCTTGCTGTCATAGAACACCGTGGGCACAGAACCAAGCTCACCCAATGCAGCCAGTTCAGAATCCAAATCCTCCAGTTGATCTTCAAACTCGTTTACTGTTTCTCGAGACTCACGCAAGGCATCTGTTTTGGTGCCCATGACTTCTTCGTGTTTGGCATCGTGCAGATCCTGACCACAAGCATGACACTTGTGATCTTCTAGACTCTGGATTTCTGTCTCTAGACGTTTGACAGCCTTGTTCTCTTTGTCAATGTCCAAAGCCAAACGACGTTGGCGAGACTCTATGTCGTTGCGTGACTTGACCAACTGGTTGTATTCTTCTAACTGTTGATGTGCCAGGATCTCAGCATCGATATCTATCTTGGTAAGTTCATCCAACGCAGTCTGTAGCTTGGTCACTTCGTCGGTGTGTTTGGTGAGCCACATGGCTTGGCGACGTTGTAGGCTCACTATCTGTTCTTCAATGCGCCGGTTGGCTTCTTGCACAGCCCGGATACGGAACTCCTCTTGGCTGATGCTGTCTTTGGTCTGCTTGTTGAGTTCTTTGATACGATCAGCACGTTCGCTCAGTAAAGTGATACCCAAGAGCTGCTCGATGATAGTACGCTGTTCATTGGCTTTGAGACTCAGGAACGGTTCGGTATAGGTATTCAAAGCCAGCACATGTTTGAACATATCGTGGCTCATATTCATCACTGTTTCGATAGCGTCTTGTGTTTCACGGCTGTCACCCTGTGCTTCATCCTGGGCTACCTTTTGTTCGTTGTTCACATAGAACTTGAGCACATTGGGTTTACGACCGCGCTCGATCCTGTAATCTTGTCCGTTGACGCTGAAGTCCAGGCTGACCAGCATGTTCTTGGCATTGGTCTTGTTCACAAGGTTGTCCTTGCGGATGTTGCTGAGAGCCTGTCCGTATAGAGCATAGCTCAAAGCATTGATGATAGTGGTCTTGCCTGTGCCATTACGGGATCCATCACCGCCTAGGTCTAAGTTTTCTCCTAGCACCAGTGTGAGGTCATTGCGATTGAAATCAATGGCTTGGGTAGCTGCACCCACGCTCATGAAGTTTCGAACAGTTAACTTTTGTATACTAATTGCCATATTGTCTCATTAAATTATCTCTCCAAGGTAACATTCTTAGATTACTAACGGCTGATGCATCCTCAACTGAAATTCCTTTCTCGAAACATTCTTTTATAGTAATAATATGATCAAGCTGCCACCCACCTTCCACACCGCACAAGGTTCTAAAATGATTGTTTGGATTGATTGTTTCTTTGTTTTGTTCATAAACTTTATGACTTAGTCCGTGAACTTTTCTTGCATATTTTGTATATTCTTTTATATTTGGATTTCGGATAGCCCTTGACCCCATACCTTTTTTGGCAACATTTTCTGTGCGTTGTTGACACGAGTGTGAACAATACTTTTTCTTCATTGCAGGTTTAACTACAAAGACATTGTTACAGTTTTTTCCTACGCAACATCTAGTTTCATTTTTTATCCTATTAGGCCGAGGCTTTGACATTACAGCCGATTGATCGTTTTTGATGCCTAGTGCTTTTCGTTTGTTTCCTACAGTACCAATTCGCATTTCTAATTTTTCTGCCACTTCACGAACACTGAATGCAGTATTGTGTAACAATAATAGTTCTTCGTCTGTCCAAATGTGTGGCTTTACTCTCATGATTACAAGTCTCCTTGCAATTATTTACCGTATAACAGTAAAAGTCCTAAGTTTCATCATGGTCTATAATGTATTTGGCAATCGAGTGATGTCCATCTTCCAATAGATGGCCGGTTGGCCCAACGGGATATTGCTCATGTAGTTTAGTAATCCACCATTGATTCCAACTGATAAAATGTGTTTTATCAATGCTCTGGACCAATCTTTGTATTTCTTCATGTTCTGTTAACAGCTGAATATCATCCATGATATCAAAACACAACAGTGATTTTACAGTGTTGTTGAAAGATTTGCGATCTACAGTCCATCGATCTATTAGATTGTTGTCAGCGTTGATCATCACGTATGGTTTGTTATGATGTTTCAAAAAATTTTGTAGCAGCAATATGTCTTGTAGCCAAAGTTTGAATGCATATAGTTCGTTGTGCCAATATCTATAATGAAGGCGACTGTACTCTTGATACTCTTTTGTGTCTCCGTACATACCATGTTTAAAATGAATGTTGAAGTTGATTTCATGATTGTTGTCTGCACGCCATCTTGTAAATCTACTGGTATAAGTCCAAACCACATATATTTTATCAAACTGATGCATGTTCTTGATAGTACGATACATGATGCGTTGATTACTACCTCCTGGCACACTGTCGTTTACAAAATCGCAAGCCAATGTTTTTGCTACAAGAACTGGCCAGGCACAGTTTTTATCGCGCAAATCATCTCCATAGGTATGACTGCACCCATTGAAATATAATCTCATAGGTTTTGATATATCTTTAGCAGCAGGCGGCTGTCGTAGAATTCACTTTCAATATTGGTGATCTGATCTGTGACGATCTGATCCACGCTTTCAAACTTGATCTCTCCGGGTGCCATGTCTGTGTCTACAGCAGCATTTTTGTTTGGTATCAAAGCCATCTCTCGGAGATTGTAGTCCCGGATGAATGTTTCTTTGATGAAGTTGGCTTCTTCGTAGCTGATTTCAATGTCCAGCTGCACTCTCACATGCATTTTTGATTGCAGCAAAGCGGCAGCATTGTCAATAAGGTTAGCCAGGCCCAGCACACGATATCTGGGTTGATCTGGCCAAGCATGGTATTCTGGTTCCCGGCCCCATTCAATGATAGTGAGACCTCGCTCATCATCGCCAGCATCGGCATAGTTATGGGGAAAGGCGTTGCCAATGTAGGTGATGTTTTTCTTGGTCTGGCGTTTGTGGAAGTGACCAGTGAACACATGTTCAAAGTTTTCAAAGTCTTCACGTCGTACCTCGCCATGGTCTGGCATCTCTACCATGGCGTTCATCAAGTATCCGGGCAGTTCAAAGTGCCCAAACATGTAACGACCTTTTAGTCGTGGTATCCGCTTATGATCATCACCACACAGCCAAGGAGCGATAACCACATCGCCGTGAGAGAACCAATCATTACATATCTCAACGTTGGGGAGATGTCTGGCCCATTCAACACTTTGGATATCCCGCTTGTCACGATAATACAGATCATGGTTTCCAGGAATAAAATAAACGTGTTCAAAATTATCATTGAGATGCTCCAATGCTCGCAGGCTGTAGTTCAGCGTGACGATGTTGAGACTGGCACGGTTGTTGTGCCAGTCGCCCAGAAACAAACAGGTCTCGCAACCTTGCTCCTGGGCTTTGGCAGTGGCCCATTTGACGAAGGCCAAACAGTCCTCGTTGTGTTGAGTGCTGTTTGACTTTAGGCCAAAATGTATGTCAGTGAATATTGCTGCTTTGCGGAATAGATTGGTCATTCCAACATTATACTATTCTTCGTAGGTAGTTACAACCGGTCCGGACATAGCAGCCATACCGGCCTTGCCAAGATTCTGTCGGGTCCAGCTGGGATTCAATCCATTGAGTTCCAGGATGTCGTCTCTGATGTTTTGATTCTTCTTTTCAATGTTCAAGATACGGGTGAAGCTATTAGTGATAGCAGCAGTATAGTAAGCAAAAGGATTCTGCGATTTTGATTCGTCGAACTGTAATCCGATTTGGCTGAGTTGCAGCAGGGCTTGTCCGCGCATTTCTTCATTGTAGGTATAGCCGCGCCAGTTTGAGCGTGTGGCGTAGCGTTCACACAGTTTCATAAACATCATAGCCAGTTTGCGTGTCATCGTGCCGTGATCTTTGCAGAACTCACCGGTGTGTAAGTCCCCTTGCCAATGGCTACGACCCACGATAAAAGGTTCTTTTTCTTCGTCGATTCGATAGTGTTCAAAGGGCGGAAAGTTCACACGCACGTGGTTCATATCCAGCACAGGCACATCAACGATGTCTGCCAATGGATCTTCTTCTACCACATCATCAAGCTCAAAAATATCTTCCAGTTTCTTGCGTTTTGCTTCGGCTTTGGTTATTTTCTTGGGGGCTCGGGGTATATGATCCCAGGCTGTGACACGGAATACGATGTCGGTGTTGGGGATTTTTTTGGGGTCTACTACCACGCCAGTTTCGCGTTTGATGCGATCTGCGCGATTCCTGCGGGCTTCTGCTATGGTGCGTTGATTGATCTTGTCCAAGCTGGGCAGGATCAAATCAAACTGATGATCCAGTGCTCGATCTTGGTACCAACAGTAAGTGTTCTTGCTAAGGTGTATTTCTTTGAGTATGTCCCTGTTGTTGAGGTAGTTTACTCTAGGTGCCGATTTGGGTATCTGTGTCATGCAGTTGGATCTCCTTAGCTGGATTGTAGCATATTTACAACATTTGTCAACCGGAACTTAAACTCTGCCGTTTTTGACAACGGTAAATAATGATATGGCCGATCTAACACTACCACCCAACGTCAAACAAGACCCCAACACAGGGCTGTATTTTATCACTAACCCTCAGGGCAAAACGGTGCGTGTCAATGCGGACACCCAACAGCAGCTAAATCAATACGTCACAGCGGTCAACACTGGTGTGCCCACCACGGTCACAACCACAGATCCCACCACTGGCAATCCAAGATCACAGGTGTTTGACAGCACGGCTATCATCGCAGAAACAGATTCTATCAATCGTCAACGTGAACTACTGACAGCGGGCAAACGTCAAGCTGGTGTGATTGGCAACAGTGATGGCAGCTATTATGACCTGCGCAATGGTAAAAGCATCAGCCAAGAAGAAGCAGCAGCAAAAATTTCAGCAGCTGGCTTGCCTCCTGAGACTTTACAAGCAGTGACCCCCAAGAACTCTCCGGCCTATGCGGCTGCACAGCAAAACATAGATCAAACCACAAACTCGCCCAGCAATATACCCAGCGCCGTTGCAACGCAGCCTGAACAAGCACCCAGCGGCTTAGGCAATGCACCGCCAAGCGGATCGACCCTTAGTCCCGAGTATCTACAAAATGTTGCCAAAGGCTCAGTGACTAAGCCCTTGGTCACTCCTGATCAGTCACAAGCTGCACTACAATGGCAATCCGACAATGGCGGGCCATACAGACCAAATCGTGTTAATCCAGTGGATAACCCTCAAGGGTTCAGCCAACAATACCTAGAACAAGCTGCCAATCCAAACAGGACAGGCAACTTTCTTATCAGCCCAGAACAGGCTCAAGCACAGCTGGCACAAAGCACTGGTGCTGCAGATCCTGCAAATGATCCGCTGACACCTACCCCACTAACTGTGGAGTCCACATCAACTACAGCAGGTGGTGACGATCCACTAGCAGCAGCAATCATCAACGCCGAGGCCAACGCTGCACAACAAAACGGTGAATTAATATCAACCGCGGTAAGTTCCGATGATCCATTGGCAACAGCGATCACCGATGCTGAAGCGGAACAACAAACGGTTGAGTCAACATCAACTGCATTAACTGAAGAAGAAACAGCGGCATTGTTCAATGATGCTCCGGCTCCTGTGGCTGACCTAGTGCAAGCACAAGACTTTGGCACAGATGCTGATCCAACGGCTGGACTGTTGCTAGAACAGGAAGCGATAAATCAAGCTATAGCAGATCAAGCACTCAATGATAGACTGGACACCGCAGGCGCAGTTGACTTCGAACAAAATCAAATCAACCAACAACAAGCCAATGAACTAGCACAGGCCTACGCCCCGGAACCACAGCCCGATCCTTACAACCTTGTGGGTGCTACCCCAGAAAGCCTAGCCCAACAAGGTCAAGATCTTACTAACGCAGCCACCGCCGGTGCTAAGAGTGTGAATGCCGGTACAAATCGTGCTCGAAATGCCAGCACACTGCAAACACGGTTGAATCAACCTTCGGCAGCAGATTGGCGTGTGCGATTGCAACTGGCTCCTGGTGCCACCTATCTGTACAAAGCACAAGATGCAGGAATACTCAAACCATTGGCTGAAACTGATGGTGTGATATTCCCATACACACCCACTATCTCTACCAGCTATAACGCCAAATATGATCCTTATGATCTAGTACACTCTAACTATCGCGGCTACTTCTACAAGAGCAGTCAAGTGGAGACCATCAGCATCAAAGGCACGTTCACCGCACAGGATTCCAGAGAAGCTGCCTATCTGTTGGCAGTGATACATTTCTTCCGGTCAGTGACCAAGATGTTCTATGGCCAAGATCAAGAAGCAGGGACACCACCTCCAATGGTATTCTTGTCCGGCTTGGGCAAATATCAGTTCAATAATCATTCTTGCGTGGTGTCACAGTTCAGCTATAACTTACCCAATGACGTGGATTATATCCGAGCCGATGGCTTCAACAACATTGGATTGAACATGGAGAACCGCAGGAATCAAAGTTCAGGACCTGGACCGGGCGGCAGTTTAGGCACAGTGATGAGTGTGATCAATCGGTTGACCAACTCAGGATTGAAGAATGGTAGCTTGAGCAATGTTCCGAGTCCCAGCCAAGTCAATCAAAACGTCACCAATCAAAGCGCCATAAACAGCACCTATGTGCCAACCAAGATGGAGATTGACATATCATTGTATCCCATGCAAACACGCGATCAGGTTAGCAAACTGTTCAGTCTCAAAGGCTACGCCAATGGTAGCTTGTTACAAGGAGGATTCTGGTAATGGCTGCCATATACACCAGCACCAGTCCATACTATCAAACTGGTTACAATCAGTTCTATCTAGACGTCATGGTCAACAGACCCTTTCCCAAAGAAAGCGACGACAAACTGTGGATCATCACTGGTACCTATCAATATCGTCCGGACCTGTTGGCGTTTGACTTGTATGCCGATGCTGGCTTGTGGTGGGTGTTCTATCAGCGCAATCCCAATACACTCACAGCGCCCCCATTGGATTTCAAAGCTGACACCAGGATCTACATCCCTAAAATCACTACCTTGCGTTCTGCACTGGGATTCTAAAGCATGGCCCTTCCAGTAATACCCGCTATTACCAATGCCGCAGGCGGAGATGCCAACACCAATGCGGCCGTTAGAACTTTCCAACAAACACAAGGCACCAGCGATGACACAGCACAGCAAGCTGCTCTGATAGCGGGTGCAGGTGTCACTGATATCGCAGCTAGACCGGCGCCAGCTATACTCACAGCAGCCGAGGGCGAAGCACAGATAGCGGCTCAGATTGCTGGCACCGGAACATCTGAAGTAGCAGCACCTATCACTTCTGCAGGTGTGGGTGCTGTGGATGATGCGGCTCGAGCCACCAATGGTATTGCGCAAACAGCACAAGATGATGGCGGCGCCAGTTATGGTGGTGGTAGTCAAGAAGAAGCTGATGCTATAACAAAAGCACAAAAAACAACTACAGCAGCCATAAACACAGACGGCAGCAATCAAAAAATAACCCCTCGTCCCAATATCTTAGATAGATTCAGCAGCTACACCTATCGTGCTTCGTGGTATCTGATGAGTCCGGAACAATACAAACAACTGGTATTGAGCCACAAAAAAACCGTGAACGGTTATCAACTGCTGATGCAGAGTGGTGGTGCGCCTGTGAACTCAGGTGGATTCAAAGGTGCTGGGCCACAAGGCACCAACACAGGAAATCTCATTCCCGGTGCCACCGATGCTGATGCTGGACGCAATCCTGCGTTTCCACAGGACTTCTACATAGATGGTATCACGATTGAAAACTTGTTTGCTGGCAATGGTACTAGAGCTCCACACGCCATCAAAAACATCAAGTTCACAGTGGTGGAACCCAATGGTATCACTTTCCTGGATCGACTGTATGAAGCTGTGCAGGATTACATGCCAGCATCCGGACAGAAACAAGGCATCAACTATGCGTCTGTGGTATATCTCATGGTCATACGTTTCTATGGTTACGATGAAAATGGTAACTTGGTGACCAAGATTGGTGCACCAGATGGCACAGGCAAGTCAGATCCTAACGCAGTGATCGAAAAGTTTATACCATTCAAGATAACCAAGGTAGACTGGAGCATAGAAAGCAAACTGGTCACATACAGTATCGAAGCTGTGGCTGCCAATCAATCAATCGGTGCTGGCACACGTCGCGGAACTATACCCTATGACATACAACTTTCGGCCAAGAGCATTGGTGAACTGTTGGGCGGTGATGTGCAGTATTCAGTAGCACAACCTCCTGCTGCCACACCAGGTGCAGCTACCACACCTGCCACACCTGATCCTTTGCCTGAACAACTCAGTGGGCCCGACAGCGGTTACACTCCACCACCACCCACAGCTGGTGCTGCTCCCAGTCCCGGCAGCCAACTTACACAGGGGTTGATGGGAGCCATGAATGACTTTCAGCAGAATCTAGTGCGAGAAGGCGTCTATGAGAGAGCAGATGTTTACAAGATAGTGTTTGCCAATCCTGGACCAGGAGGTGGTGGGACGGCTATTGAAAAGGCATTGTTGATACCCCCAGGCAAAAAGACAGAAAAATCTCAACAAGCCACATCAGCACCTCCCACTGTGGATAAAGACGCGGCTGCTATGGAAAAAACTTTTGCAGATATCAAGGCCAAGAACTATGCTATCACTGCAGGTATGCAAGTGGTCCAGGCCATTGAGTTGGCCATAAGGAACAGCACATTCATCACAGGACAAGAGGTATTGTTCTTTGATGAAAACGATGCCTTGCAGGTCAAAGACGGTAATACCAAAGATGTAGTCTGGTTCAATATCACTTTCCAGGCAGTACAGTTACAGTACGACAACAAGCGCAATGATTATGCTTACGAGATAACATTCATCATCAATAGCTACACACCAATGAACTTTAGCAGCAACTACTTTCCTATCAACACATTCCAAGGACTGCACAAACAATACAACTACTGGTTCACTGGTAAAAACTCTGCGGTGTTAGAATACAAAGAGACCATGAACAATCTCTACAATCTCACAATCAGCGGTGCAGCTGGACAAGAAAGTTTAGGTGCTCGACAGCGCCGCCAGTTGACCAGTAGCATGCGAGATCAACCATTCTACACTTTCCAATCGGCTAGTACCGAAAGTCGTTCTGGCGCTGATGGCAAACAAAATGAAGCGGCTAGTAATCTAGCAGAAAATCTCTATGATCCCACAGGCCTGGCCAACTGTAAACTCAAGATAGTGGGAGATCCTGCTTGGATGCAGCAAGGTAGTTTTGCTGGCGGTGTCAACGCCAGTGAGTTTGATTTTAACGCTTTCCTGCCCGACGGTACCATTAACTTTGATGCCCGCCAGGTCATGTTTGAAATAGCATGGCAACGTCCTCAGGACTATGATCTCAATACCGGCCTAGCTGATCCATATGCTGCTTCCAGCAAACGTGAACCTGTGCAAAGCCGAGTGTACACCGCTAGGAGCTGTGTGAGCGAATTTAGACAAGGATCGTTTACCCAGACCATTGACGGTTTGCTATATTTCTTCATAAAGCCCAACGCCAGCAACAAAGCCTCCACAGCACCACCACCGGATGCTGCTCTTTCTGGTATAGAACTGCGAGACGAAAGTGGCGCACTATCACCATTGCGCAAGAACCCCGACACTGGAGAACTATATACTCCGGTGCCTGGTACACGAGCACAAGCTCTAGTTGGCGAAGGATTACTTCCAGCCGGAGGTGCTGGGTTAGGTGGCACTGGCGGAGTAGTCAATACCAGTGCAATCACCGCATCCGCAGCAGCCGATGGCGCTAGAGGACAAACTTCTGCTGTACCTGTAGAACCAGTGAACGTGGGTGCCGGCAGTGGCACACCCAACGTGATCAATGCAGCACCACCAGGACCCAAAGACACGGTGGCTCCAGCCAATCCACCGCAGCCTCCCACAGATGGCGTAGGTGGGGCCACAGTGGCTGCTGCACCATTACCGGTGCCTGCATTTGCAAGTGGTGTGCTAGGTTCACTGGGTGGGTTAGTAGCAGGTACTAACTTACAGGCACAGTTCAACGCCGACTTGGCCAAGTATGCACCAGGTGCAGCCAGTACCAGAGTCACAGCAGATGGTTTGAAAACAGAACCAACTACACCGCAAAACATAGTGCAAGATTACTAAAGGATAAACAATGGCAACGGAAGTAACACGCAGTAGAGGACGTCCAGGAAACTATAAACTTGACCGTGGCGGAGTACCTGCGGAGTTTGGACCATTCTACGGCCTGGTCAAGAATACCACTGACAGCATCAGATCCGGACGTATACAGGTCTACATAGAAGCATTCGGTAACGGTGACGAAAATGATCCACAGAAGTGGACCACAGTGAGTTACATGCCCCAGTTCTTTGGCAGCACTCCTTACAATCCTGCCAAGGAAGGTGTTGGAACCTACATCGACGGCAACAGCAACAGTTACGGCATGTGGTTCACCCCACCCGATGTGGGCATCACGGTGCTGTGCGTGTTTGTGAATGGCGACCGTAGTCAAGGTTTCTATATTGGCACTGCACCTGATCAAGCGATTGGACACATGGTTCCAGCCATTGGATCTACGGTCAACTATGTTACCGAAAACGAAAACCAAGGAGCCTATTTTGCCGGAGCCTCTCGACTACCAGTAGTGGAAATCAATACCAACAACCTGGCCTTTGAAGAGTCGTCTAGATTTTTTGACAAACCCAAACCTGTGCAAAGTGTAGTAGCCCAGACTATGTTTACCCAGGGGTTGATCAAAGATCCTGAGCGCGGAACTATATCTAGTTCAAGCCAACGTGAATCTCCCAGCGCGGTATTTGGTATCAGCACTCCAGGACCAGCAGTGTATCAAGGTGGCATAAAGTTTGGCGATATCAGTGCCAAGATCAATGATGGTACTTTAAAACCACAAGATCTCAAAGTCATAGGCCGCACCGGTGGACACAGCATGGTCATGGATGACGGTGATGCTGACGGTACTACCCGACTCATGAGATTCCGCACCACCGCTGGACATCAGATTACCATGAGTGATTCTGGAGAATTTTTCTACATCACTCATGCCAACGGCTTGGCTTGGTTTGAACTAGGCGCACAAGGAACATTAGATGTGTATGCCACAAATAGTATAAATCTGCGCACCCAAGGAGACATAAATCTCCACGCCGATCGTGACATCAACATGTTTGCTGGACGTAACTTCAGTGTCAAGGCCAAAGAAAACATCGCACTACAGGCCGAAGTAAACTTAACAGCCCGCGCACAAGAAAACATGGTGCTGTACAGCAAAGGATATGTGGGTGTTAAGTCTGATGGCAGTCTCAGTATGCAAAGCGCCATAGGCAGTTGGCAAGGCGGCAGCTTGCTCACATTTGAAGCTGGCGGTATTGACTTGAATGGTCCTTCTGCTCCATCAGTGGCTACACCTAATCCTATCACCAAGACTATACTAGATGACACTTCTTTCAGCACTGCTGCTGGTTGGCAGGTCAACGCAGGTGCCTTGGAGAGCATAGTAAACAGGGCACCTACACACGAACCATATCCATATCACAACAAAGGTGTGGATGTTGAAATCAGTTTGGAGCAAGGTAAGCCTCCGCCACCTCCTGGTGCTATACCTGTACCAGCTGGTGTTGAGATAGAGAGGTCACAATGAGCGAGTTTAGTTTTAGCCTCAATGGCGCCAGTGTCGGTAGTCTAGTAAACCGTGTGCCACAGACCCAGGCCAGCTTTGAATCTAACTTGGCGTCCGGCGCCAAAGATGCTGATCTGGTTTACAGGGGCGACGATTACCTGATATGGGATCGTACCAACGGCGAAAGATTGCGTCGCGGCTTACCAAGTTTGACTGAAATAGGTTCTCCAAGACCCAAAGATTCGCCACCACCAGCCGAAAGTGCCAGTGCGTACTATGGCCCACCACCCAACATAAACATTCCCGAAGTCAGTGGAGAAGTATTCAAGATCAAAGGACCACCGGGGATGACTTTTGATCAAGCCCGGGCCATATTTAATTCTCAGGTCAAAACAGGCGGCCTCACTGGATTCAAAGTAGGCGACACACTGAGTGCAGCCACACAAGCCGCAGATGGTTTAGAAGCGGCCAAAGCCGAACTGTCACAGTCAGTGGCAGGGTTTGGTGGTGCTTTGCCGTCAGGCACAAACTTAAACAGTCTCACAGCATCGTTAGGCCCACTAGGCGCCGCCGCAGCTGGTCAAGTAAGCTCTGCACTAACTGGTGGTACAGCAGGATTGGCCAGTCTTGCCACGGGAGCATTGGCTCTTCCCGGCGGTGTAAGTTCTGCATTGAGTGGAGTCACTAATGCATTCTCAGGACTGACTCCAAGTTTAGGTGCAGCCAGTGCTAGTTTGACATCAACACTCACTGGTGCCACATCAACAGGCAGTACCTCTGCTGTGCTGGGCGCACTCACTGGCGCCGCTGCCCAGATAGGATCTGTGGCCAGCCAGTCCATTGGAACTATAGCCAAAGGCATGACAGGTATTCCAGCAGCTGGCATCAATGTGGCCGACTTTGTGAAACAAGGTCCATCGCTAGGCAGCATAGGTAATATGACTTCGGCTGATGTCACAGGTGCATTAGCTCAAGCTAGCAAGTTAGTAGGGCAATCTGCCAAAGATATCAGCAATAGTTTGGGTGTGGGTAAGTTTGGATTTGATGTTTCACAGTTAGAAAAAGTGGGTGTGGTTAAACCGGGTACCGCAGCAGCATTCTTAGCATCTGGGGAAAATGATATAACCAGTGTGTTACAAAGTCCTACAGTATGGACCGGCAAGGAAGGTGTAAAAAGCATAGGTAGTTTGCTGGGCAATGGCCCTTTGCAGGACAAGTTCCAACAGGATTTAATGAAAGTAGGACTCAGCGATCTCAAAACCCAAGGTATACCCACAGACAAACTGACCGCACAAGCACAAGCAGGGGTGAGCACCATGGCCGCCAGGAGCGTAACTGCCACAATGGATTGGGCAAAAAATAATGGCATGATACCTCCCGATCTCAAAGCATCCTTTGACGACATAGCTGCTAACAGTGCGTTCGCCGTGAATTTAGCCAAGACTAGGGTAGATGCCCCGGTCAAACAAGAAGTGGTGCCACCACCAGCAGAAAACACAGTAAAGTCCGAAACCGTAGATGCAGCGGCCACCAGGGTGGTAGGCAACGATAAAGTACCAATGGTAGCAGGTTCAAGTAACACCAGCACTCTTCTTTCTCTGCTCAAAACAATGGATGATTTAATTAGTCAGGCTCGAGCAGCGTTCTTAGCACTGCTCACAACAACTTTACCGGCACTGAATCAGAAAGATCGTATCACACAAGAAGAATGGAACACAGTGAATAATGAGTTACAAGCCGCTAGAGCTATATGGAACAGCAGAAATAAAGAGTTACTTGCCCAAATAAAAGATGGGTTTTCAAAACTGCCAGAATCTGATCCTGACTACAAAAAACTGCGAGATATAGAAAATCTGCTTTGGACCTCGCTTAACAAAGTACAACCACTTAGTCAAGAGATTAAATCTCTCTTGGCTGTGTTGGCCGGCAGAATTGCAGGATAAATATCCGCATGACTACCTTTGTTGGCTTCAATACTCAAAATCAATACAAAAAGTTCACGCTGATAGACTTTGAACTGATCAAACGCGACCTTTTGAACGCATTCAACATACGCCAAGGGCAACTGCCCGGCCGTCCTGGCTATGGTACCATACTGTGGGACTACCTGTTCGAAAACCAGGTGGATGCTGTGCAACAGGGCATCATCAATGAAGTACAACGTGTGGCCGGTGGAGACCCCAGAGTTTTCATCAGCAATATCAATGTTTACCCCGAAGAAAATGGCATGCTGATCGAACTTGAGCTGCAAACAGTGGGAGGCGTCAACGCTGAAATACTGAATGTGTTCTTTAACCAAGTCAGTCGCTCGGCCAGCTATGTATAACTACCCAGTTTTTTGTGTCCATAAATAAAAGATCAAGACACAAAAGGTCCAACAGTAATGGCAAAAACCACAAGACAAACAGCGATATTTGGGGTTGAGGATTGGAAACAGATCTATCAAACCTATCGTGAAGCTGACTTCCAGAGCTACGATTTTGAAACTCTACGCAAGAGTTTCGTAGATTATCTGCGTTTGTACTACCCAGAAACATTCAACGATTACACTGAAAGTTCAGAATACATCGCCTTGTTGGATGTGATCGCTTTCATGGGCCAGGCACTGGCCTTCCGCACAGATCTAAACACCCGCGAAAACTATCTTGACACCGCAGAGCGTCGCGACTCAGTCACACGCTTGGCCAACTTAGTGAGCTACACGGCCAAACGCAATACTGCTTCACAGGGCTTGCTCAAAGTTTTCAATATCAGGACCACAGAAACTGTGGTGGACTACAACGGTGTGAACCTAAGCAACGTCACTATCAACTGGGCAGATCCCACTAACCAGGACTGGTTAGAGCAGTGGAACACCGTGATCAATGCAGCCCTGGTCAGTAGCCAGAAAGTTGGACGACCCGGTAACCGCCAAGACATCTTGGGCGTGGAAACTTCAGAATACGGCATCAACTTGGTGCCTGGTTACTTGCCAGTGATTCCGTATACTGCCACCGTTGACGGTGTGAACATGCCATTTGAAGCAATGACTTCAACCAGCGTGGGCCGCGATTACATCTACGAACCCAGCCCACGCCCCAATGTTCCTTTCAACGTGTTGTATCGCAACGACCGATTGGGGTTCCAGAGCGCCAACAACGGTTACTTTTTCTTCTTCAAGCAAGGTACCTTGCAGAATCAAGACTTTAACTTGGCTGAACGTATCGCTAACCGCACAGTGAACATCAACATCGAAGGTGTGAACAACGACGATCGTTGGTTGTATCAACTAGACAACGTGGGCAACATCTCTCGTCAATGGGCGTTTACTGAAAATATCTATGCTTCGGCTGCCGAACAGACTGCTTTGTTGCGTCCTATATTTTCTACCACCAGCAGGACCAACGACCAGATCACCATGGTGTTTGGAGATGGTGTGTTCAGCGAGATTCCAGTGGGCATATTCCGTGCTTATGTGCGTGCCAGCAATGGTTTGCAGTACATCATCAATCCTGCCGAAATGCAGAACGTGGTGCTGCCTATCAGCTACATCGACCGCAACGGTAATCTACAGACACTGACATTCACCTGCGGTATCACACAGCCAGTGAGCAATGCACAGGCCCGTGAAAGCATTGACGCCATCAAACAACGTGCGCCTGCTAGATACTACACCCAGAACAGGATGGTCAACGGCGAAGATTACAACCTCTTCCCATTTACCTTGTACAACTCAATCATCAAGAGCAAGGCGTTGAACCGCGCCAGTATTGGTACCAGCCGCTATCTTGATCTAGTAGACAACACTGGCAAGTATTCCAGTACCAACACTTTCTCTTCCGATGGTGCTATGTGGGAACAAGATGTGTTGCCCACAGTGCTGTTCTCTTGGACCAACCGCAATGAGATAGCAGACATCATCGCCAACAGTGTGCAGCCTGCACTAGCTGGAGCCACATTCAAACAGTTCTACTATGCTAACTTTCCCAGGATAGATGTCAACACTGGAGGCACTGCGCTGAGTTCTTGGCATCAGAGCACCACATTGGCCAATGAGACCACAGGCTACTTTGAAAATGCTCTTGGTGCGCCTGTGATGGTAGGCGATTACAGCAGCACAGCATTCAAGTATGTGGTGCCTCGCAGCTTGATCAAGTTTGTACCTCCTGTGATCAACGGACAGCCTTACTATTTTGATTCCAACAACAGACTCAAACCAGGATTGCCCACTCGTCCTGAAGACCACTTGGAAATCTGGGCCAGCCCACTGGCAGTGATCGGCGATGGCAGCAACGGAGGGGTAGGCAACTTTACCGACGGACAAGGTCCTGTTACACTCAACAACTTCGTGCCCACAGGTGCTGTGGTTGAAACTATAATACCCATATTCATCACTGACTTACCTCCCAGTATCAAAGAAGCTATGACGCAGCAGATCCTGCTGTACAGGAACTTTGGTCTTGGCTACGACAACGACGGCAGCATCACTGGCACAGCAGGCACCTGGTACTTAATCACCAGCACTAACCTAGATGCCAATGCAACCTGGAGCCAAACCTATGCTGGCAATACTTCTGGCGCCAATCTTGATGCCAGTTGGATGGTGCAGTTCGTGGCAGTGGACAACAACTACACTATCACCTTCCGCGGATTGGCATACTACTTTGGATCAGTGATCCAGACCAGATTTTTCTTCTACGGCAACCAAAAGATATACGATAGCCGCACAGGAACCACGGTCAAAGACTTTGTGAACGTGTTGGCAGTGAATACCAAGCCCGATAGCTCATCTCCCTTGCCCGGCGACATCTACACCACTATCATTGGTCAGCCTGTGGAAAGCGACGGCTATGTGGACGACTTCCAGGTGCTGATCAGCTACAGAGACAGTGACAGCGACGGTATCCCAGACAATCCAGATTTCTTCAACGAGATCGTGGCACCTGAAGTAAACCCCAATCTCAAACTGGTGTTCTTGCAGCAAACAGTGGACTTTGATAATCTACAACGCTATCTGTTGGTAGAGCCAGGAGTGGTCAACTCAGACTATGCCACCTATGACACCATTGAACTGGTCAAGTTCCAATACAGTCCTGGACAAGTATTCTACGCCTACAGCGAAGATGCATTCTACAATCTGTCGATCAACGCAGCCGGTACTCGTACCATAAGTGCTGCCACAGGTTGGATAGCTCGCACAGGCCGACAGAGTCTGTACTTCCAGTACCGTCATAACTCGCCCTTGACCAACAGGATCGATCCAGGCACCACCAACATCATCGACTTGTATGTGGTCACACAGGCCTATTACACAGCATATCAAAACTGGATCCAAGACACCACAGGCACAGTGACAGAACCTGAAATGCCCACCATAGATGAGCTCAACACTGCCTATCAACAGTTACAAGACTACAAGATGATCAGTGACAACATCATCCTGAACTCAGTGGTATTCAAACCCTTGTTTGGTCCCAAGGCTGCTGCGTCATTGCGTGCCACGATCAAAGTGATCCGTGCGCAGAACTCCACAGCCAGCACCAGTGAAATCAAGAGTGCTGTGTTAGCGGCCATGAATGATTATTTCAGCATAGACAAATGGAACTTTGGTGATACTTTTTACTTCTCAGAGTTGGCAGCATACCTACATAGATATCTAGGAACTATCATCAGTTCTGTGGTATTGGTTCCTTTGGACACACAGAAATATTTTGGTGACATGTACGAGATTAGAGCAGAGCCTAGCGAGATATTTGCGAATGGCGCTACCATTGACAACATCGTGGTGATTGATGCATTGACCAGTACTAACCTGCGTACTGCCCCAGGTAGTGGAGTGATTTAATGGCCCGTATCCGTAGTGTAGATTTTCTTCCTGAGATTTTTCAAACTGACGCCAACAAACAGTTTTTGGCAGCAACCCTGGACCAGTTGATCCAAGAACCCAAGTTTAAAAAGACACAGGGTTTTATCGGACGCACAGTTGGACCAGGCGTCAACCCCAATGACAAGTATGTGATAGAACCCACAAAGACTCGCGCAGACTATCAACTTGAAGCAGGTGTGATCAGCGTAGATGCTGATGACAACACCAAGATCATTGACGCTATCACTTATCCCGGTATCAACGATGCACTGGCTTATCAAGGCTCACCTACTGCACAACCTGGTCGCCTCTACACCAGCGATTATTATTCTTTTGATCCGTTTGTTGACTTTGACAGTTTTATCAACTTCAGCCAATACTATTGGGTTCCCAATGGTCCAGATCCAGTGGATGTGCAATCCACAGGCATACCACTCAGCAACAACTTTGTGGTGGATCGTGCCAATGGTGTGTACACCTTTGGTGGCGTCAACGGCAACAACCCAACCATTGATTTGGTGCGCGGCGGAAACTACACTTTCCAAGTAGCACAGAACACCAAGCAAACTGTTAACTACCGTGTGACTCGTACCAATGTCACCAGCTTCAACATCAACAATGAACCTAATGCCACTATCACATTGGTTCGTGGTAATACCTATGTGTTCAACTTGTTTGTGCAAGGTGATTTTCCTTTCTGGATCAAAACATCACCTGTGACCGGTACCATCGATACCTACAATTCGGGTGTCACACGCAATGGTTCTATAGTTGGCAGTGTTACATTCACAGTACCACAAGATGCTCCTAACACATTGTATTATGCTTGTGGTACACAAAGTCTTATGAATGGTCAGTTCAGCATCGTTGATGCTACCGCAGGATCGGGTCCACAGTTTTGGATACAAACAGATCCGGGCATCAGCGGTACTAACCCTGTTACTCCTAACATCACATCTAGGTCAGTGTTTGGTGTTACCAACAACGGCATAGACCTTGGCACAGTAAACTTCAATGTGCCACAGAAAACAGCTCAAGATTTCTACTACAATCTCACCAGCATAGGTGCTGTGGACCTGATCACAGGTCTCCAGTTTGATCAGATCAATGGTGCGCGATTGGATCAGTTCGTGGCAGAATATGGCGGCATCGACGGTATCACCAACCTCAACACCAGGACTTTGGTTTTCACCGAACGTACTCCAGGTGAAGATGGCGGCTGGATACGCACTACACCATTTGATCCACTCACACAGCTCACTTTCAGTGTCAGTGGTAACATGGTCAGCAGCGGATCAAGGATCACGTATTCGGGAATAACTCCTACCAATGTTTCTAGTTTAGGATCGGGTGCTGTGCTTGATCTCACATTCAGTGCCAACAGCACCATGTACACCAGCACCACCACTTCCATCACGGTGATCAATCCAGGCACCGGTTATGCAGTAGGTGACACGCTATACATACCTGGAACTACTTTTGGTGCAAACACACCTGACAACGATCTTAATCTCACAGTGACCGCGATCACTGGCACCTCCACCACAGGATTGTATGATAGCTTGCCGTTTGATCTAGCCACACCTGTGCCTGTGGATCAATACTACAATGTCTGGCGTATAAACTATCTAGAACTAGCTGGGTACACATATCTGCAACTGACCAGCATCCAGACCATAAATCCTCTAGAAAAGTTTGTGATCAGCTATGGCACGGAATATGCCAGCACTCAGTGGTACAAGGATTCTCCAGGATTTCTGGAAGAAATGCCAGTGCTCACTGCCAAGCTAGATACCTTGTACTATCAAGACAGCATCGATCCTGCTATATTTGGTCGCATCCGCTTGCTGGAACAAACTGACAGCAGCACGATTTATATTGATGATATCATTGGTCACAAAAACTATACCAGTCCCAATGGAGTGATTTTCACCAACGGACTCAAGGTACAGTTTTTAGGTAACGTATCACCGGCACAGTACAAAACCGGATCCGTGGCATTGACCTGTATCAACACAGCATCTGGTATCAACCTCATCACCACTGATTCCACACAAAATCTTATTGTGGGACAGGAAATAATGTTCTCTGGCGCAGTGTTTGGCGGAATAGCAGCCAACACCACTTACTATGTGCAGTCAATCTTCAGCGATTCTCAGTTCAAGATCAGCATCACCAAATATGGTCCTGCGCTTTCATTGACATCGGCCAATGGATCTATGATTGCAACTGCCAGCCAGAATCCTCAGTATTATGTCAGCGGGGTAGGAACTGCCATAGAGTTGTTGCCAGTAAGCAACTTTATCACTCCAGAAATAGTTACCCAGCAAGAATCCTTGTTAGGAGTAATAGATTATCTCACCATTGATCGTGCCAGCCCTGATCTCAATGCTTGGACTCGTAGCAATCGCTGGTTCCACATCGATGTGCTCAACGCCACAGGTGCATACAACAACACCCCGGTGGTACTAGACAATGATTACAAAGCCAAACGTCCAATCTTGCAGTTCCGCAGTGGAATCAGACTGTTCAACATGGGCACTGAAGGCAAGCAACCGGTCAACGTCATTGACTTTGTAGAAACTGATGCCCTCAGCAATGTAGAAGGCAGCACAGGATACACTACTAACGATTATACGTTGGTCAATGGCAGTCGCGTGATATTTGCAGCTGATACTGACTCCAGTGTAAGAGATAAAATCTATGTGGTCAACTTTATTGAACCTGATACCACCGTATTGACCGACGCTGTGGATCTACAGGTTGGGTTATCTTACACTATCGTAACACTTGGTACTACCGATTGGAACGATGTAGCAGGTACCACCGGCATTACCTATGCTGTAGGAGATTCCGTCAGAGTAGAAGCAACGGGCACAGGAACAGGTACTGCAAACTTTAATCAACCAATCATCAACCTGGTAGAAGCCGTGGATGGACAGGTGCTGGTTGATCAATGTACTGTTTGTATCAGCGGTGATCAAACAGGAACAACTTTTTGGTACGATGGCATTGTGTGGCTAGAAGCGCAGTTCAAAGACACAGTACAGCAAGCTCCGTTGTTTGATGTGTATGACTCCGACGGCGTGAGTTTCAGTGTGCGTGCCAAATATCCCAGCTCAACCTTTGTGGGTAGCAAACTGTTTAGCTATGCCACAGGATCGGCCACCATTGATGCGGTGTTGCAACTGCCCTTGCGATATCTTTCGCTGGCCAATGTAGGCGACATCGTATTTGACAACAATCTTTATGCCGACACATTCGTCTATGTAAAAGACAACGTGAGTTTTACCGAAAACATAAGTTTGGGCTTCGTTAGAGAATATGCGACCAGAGCAGAGTATGCTAGACTCATTGGATGGCAAACTGCTGAAGTACCAACTCTGATACGTCAGCAGTTTAAGTTCGTCTACGACACTATACCACTGAGACTCGACGTAGCAGTGTTGTCAAGCGATATTACCACAGTACCTCCTGTGAAAGTTTATGTAGGATCAGTGT